TCAAGGCTTTACCAGCCTTAGATACCCCTCCTGTAGCACCGCTGGATTATCGCTGTAGCGAGATTGTGACAAGCCCATATCGAGAACACTGACGGCATTTCGTACCCTGGCCGGTGCAAGATGCGCGTACTTCTCGGTCATCTGGATTGTTGAATGTCCCAGCAAATCACGAATCTCAATGAGCGGCACGCCGGCGGACACCAGCCACGCTGCACACGTATGACGCAAGTCATGGATCGTGAAATCAGTTATTCCTGCCTTTATACAAGCGTTATCGAAACCCGTTGATGGGTCGGCAACTCTTGCCCCGTTTTTCCTCGTAAATACCCATGGCGTTGTTGGGCAATATTGCGCCCGAACAGCCATCCTTCCTTTAAGTGCAGCCAAAGCCCCTTCATTCAGCGGAATACTTCTCCGCTTGGCGGCTTTGGTGTGCTCCCCGTCCAGATAGATCAGCCGGTTGGCAAAATCGACCCGGCGCCATTCAAGCCCCAGCATTTCCTCTTTCCGGCATCCGGTGTTCACGGCCAGCCGGATAAAGTCCTCGAGCATGTCGCCAAAGCGCTGCTTTCTCACAATCCGACACAGGCCATCGACCTCTGCCCGGGTGATCCAGCGGACCCGGCCTTCTGGCTCTTTCAGCTTTCGGCCCTTGACCGGGTTCGGCAGTTTCCATTCCAGTTCCGTCACACACCAGTTGATGGCGGCGGACAATGCTGCCAGTTCGCGGTTGATGGTGGCCGACGACTTGCCGGCCTTGGTCCTGGCCGCCGAGTACTCCCGCACGTCCTTGCCGGAAATCTCGTTCATCATCATCCCGGCGAAGTGTCGCTGCAACGATTTGACCCGGTATTGGGTGGTCGCAAAGCTTTTCTGCGACGATGCTGCATTACCCAGGTACTCGACCATGACCTCTTCGAATGTCCTGGGAGGATCAACACCCAGCTCCTTTTGCCGCCAGGCCGCGCCGCGGTGCTCCTGCTCTAAGGCCTTGGCTGCTGCGTAGTCCTCGGTGCCAGCAGAGCGTCTAACGTACGTGCCATCTGCTGCGGTGAAACTGATCCACCAAGTTTTACCTCTTTTATAGGGCATACCTTCTCCTCGGGTACGCCGCCCGCGATCGGGAGGGTATCAGGGATACCGGCCTCGATCATCTGGACGAGCTTTTCGTAATGAACGCGCAGCGGGCCGAAGCCGCGTACGCATGGGATTTTCCCGGCCTTTGCCAGGGCGTAAGCCGTTGTGCGGCCGATGCTCAACATTTCGGCCGCCTGGCTGATGGATATCAGGCGCATTGGTGCTCCGCTCCGCGCTCGGCGGCAGACGTCTAGTGGATGGTCACGCTGTCCTGCCCAACGGCAACCTGGCGTGCCTGTTGCTCGGTGCGGAAGGACATGTGCTGCTTGATACCGCCGCAGTCGGCGATGACCCACCAGAAGCCGCCAAAGCGGTGTGGGCCCTTGATGATCTTGGTGATGGTCACTATTCGCTCCGTGCCGCTCCTGGCGGCTGAGTGATTTACGCGGGCCGCGCCTTCTGGATGATGTAAATAACGATGCAGCCGGTGGCAGCGAGCCAGGCCAGCGAGCCGAAGCCGGCAGTGATCAGGGCTGCGTCCGTTCCGTGCTCGAGCATTCCCGGGACGGCGTAGGCGAACCAGAGGAGGCTGACCAGCAGGTACAGCAGGCCAGAGATGAATATCTCGAACAGTTTTTTTGCAGACATGGGTGTGCTCCATGCCGCGCGTGGCGGCAGAAGGTGGTTAATCCATTTGGTACCAGACGTAGCAGTCGACGCCCTGGTCCTTGAGTGATTTGTGCATCGCCTGAACGCCGGCATAGCGGCGATTGCCGATACCCGCAAAAGGCGTGTCGAGGTGAAAGCCCCGGCGGTGCCAGCCAGTCGCCTCCTGGAGGTAGCCGCGCAGCCCTTTCACCCATGACTCACGAACCCCGGGCATTGGGATAACAACGCGGTCACAGTTGGCGCTGCCGCCGTCGTCCGCACATGCATTGGCGGCGGCCTGGCCGGCCTTGATGGCGATTTCTATTTTTGGCGGCAGGGTCGCGATTTCTTCTTTGTTCATGGCATAGCTCCGCCCGCCGTTCACCGGCAGGCTCTAGGGGGATTGGGGTTAGGGGAGGGTGATACCGATTTTCGCTGCAACGCCGGTGATCGCTCGGCGAAGCGCCCCGCTACGGGATTCCTCGCCAAGCCATGCGATTGTTTCGCCGAATCCTCGACGCTGGACAGTCACGCACTGGATGCTCGACCACCATTCAATATCGAGCAGCAGGGCTACCGCCAAACGCAAGGCATCGCCGTCGTCATCTAGCGGACGCCATAGACGGTACTGTTTTCGGTCGCCAATGCGCAGACAGTTTCTGGCTTTCTCGTAGCAAAGGATCGGGCCGATTCCAGCGGCACGCGCTGCACGCTCCAGCAGTTGCTGATCATTCATGGCCTCGGCCCTCGATACACGAGCCAGGCCATGTAGAGCAGGGGGAGGATCATGGCGTCACCTGTTTGATTTTGCGTTCGAGTTTGTTCCAGCGGCGGATAACCGCTTCTTCGGAGCAGGCGTGCTGGAGCTTGAATTCACAGCCGCGACATTCAACCCAGCTCGCTGCATTCGAGGCGCTGTCGATTTCGAGGTCATCGTCCCCGCACTCGGGACAAGGTTTTGGTTTTGGGTCGCTCATGACATCACCAATGCAGCAGAGAGGATGATAAGGCCCCACAGGATTGCGCTGAGGGCCAGGGCTTTGGTCATCATGGGTCAATCACTCCAGCAACTGAGCTCTTCGGCTATCTCCTCGGCCGGCTCGCCGATTTCACTGAGACGGCCTTCATACTCATAGTTGTCGTAGATCACCGAGGCGGTTTCCCAGCAGAAGGCCAGGTCTTTAGGCTTCCACCAGCCCATAACGCTCCGCATGTACAGAGCGGCGCGCAGGATCCAGTACATTTTTTTCATGCGAGTTCGTCCTTGCCGCTATAGCGGCTGACTTTGAAGGGAGAGGGGTTAGAGAGAGGGTTTGAGCTTTGCTGCTTTGAGGCAGTCGTCGCCCTGCTGCGTGATTTCCCAAATGGCAGGGCTGCGCTGCACGCGATTCAGGAGGCCTAGCCGGGTGAGCAGGTCAAACCATTGTCGGCTTATGTCCGCGTCTTGCCCGTCCTCTGCGCACTCTTGGAAGCGTTGCAGCTTGTGGATCACCTGTTCTGCGAATGGGGGCACCACTACTGCCGGCGAGGGTTGCTCAATCCCTGCCTCGGCCTTGTCGCAAAGCTCCATGACCCAATCGATCCACTCCTTCCTCTGCCGATACTGCGGCTCATCGTCGCCAATAACCGTGACTCTGTAGGCTTGGCTGCAATTGATTGACCGGACGGCGCTGATCAGATCCTTCAGCGAGGCCTGCGTTTCATCGATGCGCTGGTCCGCTGCGTTCAGGCGCTGCTGCAGGGCGTCACGCTCGCGCATCGCCAGGGCATGCTTGCCGCGCCAGTGCTGGACGGCTTCCAGCTCCTCTGCTGCTGTGACTGATGGCTGCCAGGTCATGCGCCGCTCGATCATCTGCCAGTACGATTCGTACTCCGGCCAGTCACTTTCTATGACCAGGCATTCGCGTCGTGGGAGGTGGGACAGCAGCGAGAACATCGGGTCTACCAAGCTACTGCGGTAAGACACGGGCACTTTTTTCAGGTCGCTGCGCTTGATGACGATGTAGCGGTCTTCGCGCTGAAACGGCTCGGCGTGTTCGTTTTCTACGGGCATGGCTATGTCCTTTGCCGGGGCATGCCCGGGCGGTGGAGTGGGGGATTTATGCGGCGAGTAGCTGATAAAGCTCGATGATGTCGGCGGCATTGGCGGCGACTAGGGCTTCAGCTTCGTCCGGACAGACGCTATTGCCGATTAGCCGCACCTGGTCAACTTTCTTGATTTCGCGCCACTCTTCGGCGCCGGTGACCGGGTCGACGAACAGGCCGCGTTCGATGATGTAATCCTTATCGAAGCCCTGGGCGGCCTTCAGCTCAGGCGGTTGCAGCATGCGTAGGGTGATATCCACCAGCACGTAACCGCCGACCATTACCATGTCCGCCGGATCCTTGAAGTGCTCCGGCAGGTACTCGTGCATGAAGGCGGCGCAGCGGCGGGCGCCTTCAAGCTGCTCAGGCGTCAGCGTGTTTGGCACCTGCACGGTTTCGATCAAGGCCACCCGATCTTTCGTCGGCAGCGTGTGCATCGGCTCGGTCATTGAAATACCGTCCTTCTCGCTGCCGTAGTACTTCACCAGGTAGGCGTTGATCAGTCGCTGATTGGCGCCGGACTGGCAGATGGTCGAGAGCGGCGAGTCGGCGGCACGGCCGTCACCGTCGTAGAACCCGCCGTTGGCCTGCTCGAAGAATGCAGTGACGATTCCGTGCCGGGCGGCGCCAGCCATGACGGTCTGCACTGGCTCGTCAGGCAGGCTGCCGACGGCGTTCTGGCCGAACGCGGTCATGTGAGCAGCGACGACCGCGAAGTGCCCACCTTTAACCTGTGCGACCTGAGTCCGCAACGGCTCCTGTACGTCGAAGTTGCGCTGGGCCGAGCCGTTGGCGCATTCGGCGAGGAAGGGGGCGGCGACCGGTTGCACCAGAGCGTGATGTGTGCCGCCGGCGCTGATGGTCGACAGCGCGTTGTCGGTGCCGTGAGTGCTGGTGTGCGATTCCGAGGTTCCTCGCATCGGAACAATGAAGGGCCTGGCGCTTGTCAGTACGTGCCGCCAGCAGCCCTTGGCGACTCGGCGCATTGTGTTCTTCGCCATCGGGCGCTCGCGGAAGATGGTGCGGCCGACGTTGCTCCAGTCGATGCACTCTGCTGCGGTTCGCCATGGCTGTTGCTTACCGGTCGGGTGCTTGTGGCGCTTCGGTGCCGGCCAGACGATTGGTTGTCCGTCGCGACGAGCTACCAGGTACAGGCGCTTGCGGATGGTCGGGGTGCCGGCGTTCGCCGCGATCCGCTCGCGCCATTCGGCGTTGTAGCCCAGGCCGCGCACCAGGGCTTCCATGGGCACGAACTCGCCAATGGCCTCCACGATCTCCGGCATGTCCGGGTGGTCGGCTGGTAATCCGGTGCTGATCGCGGCAATGAACGCCTTGAACGTTCGCCCGCGCTCAGCCTTGATGGGCTGGCCTTCTTCGTCGATCGGCCCCCAGTCGCAGAACTCTTCGACGTTCTCAAGGAAAAGCAGGCGCGACTTCGTTACGAACAGCCAGCGAATTACTACCCAGGCCAGGCCACGAACGCCACGGTCACGCGGCGCGCCGCCCTTGGCCTTGCTATGGTGACGGCAGTCCGGCGATGCCCAGATGATCGCCACCGGCTGCCCTCCGGTTGCCTCCCGAGGATCCACCTCAAACACATCAGCAACATAGTGCGCTGTCTGTGGGTGGTTTGCGCGGTGGACGGCGAGGGCGATTGGGTTGTGGTTCACCGCGACATCCGGCTCCCGGTACGCCCTAGCGATCCCGGTGCTGGCGCCGCCGCCGCCAGCGAACAGGTCCACCACCAGTTCCTTTTCGAATGGTAGGCCCATGCTTGCCTGGCCCTGGATGGCCTGGGATATTTTCTGCTGTGCGGACATAGAGGATCCTCGCCAGTTGGCGTGATTGGTTTATGGCGATGAAGGGTGATCAGGCAGCGTTAGATGAGGAGGGATGCCAGTCTGCAAAACCTACCTTGGGCGCTCCCGTCTTGGTGTTGATGATTGGCTTGTTCTTTGCGTCGACCAAGACTGCCTTGGTCCTGATTTTCAGGTCACGGCAAACGATGCTCGCCCTGGCTATTTCAATGAACTGCTGAGCGTACTGGGGGGGCGTCGAACATCGGAGACAGGCGGACGCACTTTTTACCTGCCATGATCTTCTCCACATAATCCTCTACTGCCTCCTCCCACTCCCGAATCGTTCGCTCAATCCGCCTTCCATCTACAATTTTGTGGGTGCTTGTGTTTTCTCTGGCCTCTTCGCGAGCCCAGTTTTCACTCATTCCGAATACGGCGAATGTGGTCATGACTTTACTCCAGGCGGTCGAGAGCTTCTTTAAGCAGCTCGTTGACTGAAAATTGTTTTTCTTCGGGGTCCATCGCGCGCCGGATGAGATCACTGGCGTCCGACATGTAGGTGCGAAGCAGATTGGCTTCGTCCTCGGCGTCATCTGCCTGGCTTTCGAGCATGCGAATATCTTCGCGAAGCTCTTCCAGTCCAGCGTTCGGGTCTATGTCTCCGGACGCTATCCTGCGAGCCAGCTCGTCGGCAGCGTCGGGGTCCAGGGATGCATAGTGGAAAAGCTCATCTTCCTTTAAGGCATTCGCGGGAATACTCATTGGCAGTCCTCCAGGCATGCGCCAGCCTCGCCGGTTGGCGTGATTCGAGTTTGTGGGGTTACTTCTTCGGGTAGGTCTTGGTCAGGCTGCCGTTGACCGTGTGCCCGCGCTTCAGCAAGACGCGGGCGAGGGCTGCCCGATCCTTCTCGCTATGGCTGGCCTGACTCAGCAGGCCGAAGTAGCTGTTTGCGGTTTCTCGCAGATCCTCGGCGGGCGCCTGGGCCGTTCGCTTCAGCGCCTGAGCAAGGGATCGCTTGCGAGTAGTGCGCCGCCAGGGCTTGATGACGTGCCCGACGAAATCCACGCCCCGGTCAACCGGCTGCAAGATTGTCTTGCTGGGGTTGAGCCTGGCGCCCAGGCTGGGCAGGAACGCCTCAACCTGGGCCAGCCAGGCGTTGAGTTGTTGCGGCGACTCATGCAGGAACACGAAATCATCGACGTAGCGGACATAGTGCTTGGCGCCGAGCTGGTGCTTGGCGAACTGATCCAGGGCATTGAGATACACGTTGGCGAAGAACTGCGACGACAGGTTGCCGATAGGCAAGCCCAGGCGTGCAGGTTGCGCGGTCAGGCGTTTGTGCTGTGGCACTCGGTTGAACAGATGGGCCGGGCTGCGCACCTCGTAATCCTCGCGAGGGTCATGCATCAGGATCTGTTCAGCGAGGGCCAGCCACCACGGCTCGGTGATCTTGGAGGCCAACTGCCGACGCAACACCTCCTTGTCGATGGCGACGAAGAAGTTCGCCAGGTCGCATTTCAGGTAAAAAATCGGCTTCGACCAGTTCTCGCTGGCGCTGCGGATTTTCGACTCAAGGCGCTTTGCGGCGTACAACGTGCCGCGCCCGGGTATGCACGCGCAACTGTCCGCTATGAAGCTGGCGTAGAAGCGCGGTGCCACATGGTTGTACAGCAGGTGGTGGACGACGCGGTCCCGAAAGGCTGCTGCCCAGACTTCCCGGGCTTTCGGTCGGGTGACCACAAAGCAGATGGATCGGCCTGGCCGGTAGGTGCCGGCGGTCAGGTCGTTGTGCAGCTGGATCAGGTTCCGTTCCAGGTCCATTTCGAAAGCCAGCGCGCTGTCGCTGTTGCGCTTGGATCGTCGGCAGTCGTAATAGGCCTGGACAAGATCGCTGAACGGGTAGGGACCAACGTTCGAATCTGCGGACGGGGCGGACGCGGAGCTCGTTGTTCTTGTCGTTGTTGTTCTGATTGCCATCATCGAAGTTCATGTTGAATGCGTTGTTGGCGGAGCGCTGCGACCTATCGTGCTATCTACGTCGCCAGGCCGAAGGCGGAGCCGATCAGCGAGGAAACTGCGCGAGACCTACACGGACGCTTTAGACCGGCGGTATCTCTTGTGCGCATGGCGGTGGCCCGAAGGCCAGCGGCACGACCAGATTCAATTCGCACAGACCAGAAAGCCGTAACTCTCAGGTGGCGGGCGCGGTTGGGGTGGAGCGTTTCCAGGCGTTGGCCTGCTTGCCAATTGAGGTGGTCACCTCGATTGCCTTGGCATGCTGCGGGACGCTGATAAAGCGGCTTTCCTTGAAAAGCCGCATCAGGAACTCGATGACCTGGACCTTCTCGACCAGCGAGGTCAGGTGTGGATGTTTGTCCCGGGTCGAGTTGGCCCGGGCAATCAACATCAGCACGTCGATGCACTCATCGATGACGCGCTTGCCCAGGGACTGCTTCAGGTCCCTGGGTATGTTTCGGGTAAGGTTCGTCGCCATCTGGAGCAGGCCCATCGAAACCTTGTAGATTTGCAACTCCGTGTGCATCGCCATTGGCGCGCCCTCCATGGGCCACCGGCCGCAAGCGGCCGGATTAAATAAGCAAATTAATCAATCAATTGACTGCGGACGGGGCGGACGCGGAGCTCGTGGCCCTTGACGCTGTAGCCCTGATAGCCATCACCGAAGTACATGTAGAATGCGCCGTAGGCGGAGCGCTGCGTTGACGACCAGTAGGCGCGATCCTGGAATGCTTCATGGCCGTCTTCCTGGAAGGCCTCAATGCTGGTCTGGGTCGGCGACTCATCGGTGTACAGCAGGCCAACCGGCTCGCTGTTGGGGTTGTCACCGTTGCGACCGTAGGCCCAGTTCTCTTCGGTCGTGGGCTTGAAGTGACGATACTGCAGCTCTTGCACGTCCCGGGCCGGGATCGCCCAGTCGGTAAAACCGGCGATGTCCAGGGCCAGAACCTTTTGAGCCAGTTCGCTGCCGGCCGCCGCCATGGCCTCGGTGTTGGCCCGGCTGTCGGTGAAGCTGTCGGCTCCGTCGATTTTCTCGCCGTACTTGCCCCAGGCACCGACCAGCTCATACTCGGCGCCGGCGGTGATGTTCAGGTAACGCTTGCCGGTGTCCGGGTCACGAGTGATGCCGGAGAAGAAACCGCCGCCGAAGGCCTGGCCGATTTCCGGGATGGTCACTGCTGGTGCTGCTTGAGCTGCTGCGGACATGGTCTTTCCTCTTTTCTAAGGCAACAAAAAAGGCGCTGCTGCGCCCGGTGCCGGATCAAGAACGAATGGATGAAGGATTAAATAAAGAATCTGCGGACGGGGCGGACGCGGAGCTCGTAGTCCTTGGCGACGTTGGTCTGAAGGCCATCATCGAAGCCCATGAAGAATGCGTAGTAGGCGGAGCGCTGCGAACTCGACCAGTAGTAGCAGTCCTGGGCGAAGACCTCGGGGCAGTTCAGCCAGCCCTGGTACAGCTCGGCGGCGGCAGGCAGGTAGAAGTCATGATGACCATCGGCCTGGTACTCGGCGCAGGCATTTGCGGCCGGGTGCTCGTTGTCATCGCCGTTGCACAGCACTTCTGTGTTGGTGTGGCCGTCGGTCTTGCTGAGGCCTTTCACCTCAACTCCACGGCCACCCCACTCATGGTCGCCGACATCGCTCGCAGCGAAGATCAGGTAATGCGCCGGGACATCGCCGCGAGCAGCAACGTGGCCGCCGTTAATGCCGCCTTGGCCGGGCCAGTACTCGCCCACGGCCGGAATGGCTGCCGGCGCGACGGGCTCAACGTTCGCTGTCGGCGGAAACACCACCGCGAACGTGCTGGCGAGTGCCAGCCTGGCAAGGGATGACGCCGGCATCTTGATCGTGGCGTCGCCGTGCTTCAGGGTGATCATTTCGGGCTTCATTGGTATTCCTCTGGATTGAACTTGGAGGCAAGTCGAGCCAAGGCTGGCGCCGGCGCTGCCGTACCTGGTTGTTGAGCCGCTTCATTTAGCGGAAGGGAACTTGATGCCGTTCTCTTTGGCCGTGAGCTTGGCGCGCTTCACGTCCATGCCCATTGCTTTGGCCGATTCATGGATCGTTTTCCCGGCTTCGGCCAGGGCCTTCAACTGCGGTGCGTCCTTGTCGCGAGCCGCCTTAAGCTTCTCGCTGCGAGTGCTTTTGATGGGGCCGCCGCATTCGTTGCTGACGCCGCTGGCGATTTCCTGAACTACTTTGCCGGCGCCGAAGAACTGTTCCATTTTCTGGTTCAGGTCCTGGATGATTGCGTCCCGAGGGTTGGGCATTGGCTCGCCGATCATTGCTCGACACCCTGCAGCGTGACCTTTACGCCGTCGGCCCGAGCTTCGAGCACCTGGGCGAAGTTGATGGCTGCCTTCCAGGTCCAGCGGAAGCCCTTAGTCAAGCCGGTGGAACGCTCGACGATGTGATAGGCGTTGCCCTTGGTGACGACCTGATAGCGAATCTTGCTGACTGGCACGGGCTTGCCGATCATCGCGTAGAACTCGGCGGCGGCTGCCGTGGCCCGGATTTGAAGTGCGATGTTGCCTTCGACGCGGGCTTGCATTGCTGGGTGCATGGCTTATCCCTCGGTGTTGAGTTGCGTTCATTCGTCAGCACTCTGGCCGCCGGCTGTTTGCCGTTGGGCGCCGGGGAGAGTGCTGACGAAAAAAGGCAGGTCGAAAAAAAGCCCGATCGAGACCGGGCTTTCGTTGGCTTCACACAGACCTCCCTATGTGAGCGCCGAGTGCCTTCGTTGGAAGGGCTTGGTCTGAGCTACTTCATAACGGTCGTCCTCCTGGTGGGTTGATGTGGGATGCAGGCGGCCGGCACTGCCCGGCATGTATCAGGCCTGGTCGCTCGTACCTGAACGACCCCGCGAATCGCCTACAAGGATGCTGTTCATGCCGTAAGCGCCGGTCGCTCCGATTGGCGCACGACTCTCACCTGGGCGGTGCGCCGCTCTGGAGCTCTGCGGTCGCGCCGCATGGCGTCATCGCCGATCATTGCGTGCACTGCAATCAGTGTCGCGAGTGCAAGGCATATCGGCGAGATGATCTGTCGGCGCATGGCTTCGGCGATCATTGCCGTCTGACGATTTACACCAAGCTTAAACATGGCATTGGAGAGCCGCTTAACCACTGTGCCGGGCTCAACGCCAAACACCCTGGCAATTTCTTTTGCCGTCATGCCCTGTGCAGACGACAAGACAAACTGAAGTTCTCGCGGCGCCAGACCCCGACCGAGGTGGCCCTTCCATGCGCCGCTGACGATTGTTGCTTCCATCAAGCTGCCTCCGGTTGTTTTCCCAATGCACCCGTCACCAGGTGCATCAGTGAAAAATTCCGCGTCCCTTCGGCGCTACTGGCGCGGTACGGGCTCATTCAAATTGTTCCTCCGGCCGCGACCCTGTCCGCCGGATAACTCGATTTGGCGCTTTACGCTGCACGCCCAGGTCAGTTGCCAACCCTCTGAACCATTGAGGCCGGTTCATCGCTGCCTTCCATCTGGCCGGTTGTTATCCGGCGATGGATAGACATTACCTGTGGGTAACGATATAGGTCAATACCTACAGGTAATTATTTTTGAGTTAGCAAAAAAAAGCCCGCTGATAGCGGGCTGGTGGGGTTCGTTTTTGTTCTGGGTCTACAACAGAACTGAGTACCAGAAAACCTTGCCGATCACGATTATGTCTTTTTGCAGCATTTCCTCTGCGCTGTATTCTTCATCGGGGTGTTCTTCCCGATTGTAACTTCGCATCCTGATCCCGCCGCCTGGCGTTCGGTACAAGGTCTTCACTCGCAGCTGGCCACTGTGGTTTAGGGCATACATTTTGCCGTCGGTGATAGTGGTACAGCCCTGGTCAACGCCGACCGTGCTTCCATGAGGAAGCACCGGCTCCATGCTGTTCCCATTGACGGTTACGCATACAGCCTCACTTGGCTGTACATTCTGACGGCGGAGCGTGTTCTTTCCAAACCGCAGCTTCTGCTTAAGGTTAGGTTCCACCGCCGTCCTTCCGCTGCCTGCGGATAGTTCTACTTCCTTAAGGAATGGCACGTACACCTCATCATCATCCAGCGGCGTCTCATCGTCCCAGACCGAGAAAGGGCCCAGGTACTCGGCGTTACTGACAACCTTCTCCGCCGGCTGCATGCCTTTTTGGTCCAGTTGGTAACGCTCGAGGCCGAGCTTCGCTTCGATATCGCGCGCGAACTCCTCCCCAATGTTTTTACTACCAGCTGATGAGGGCGCTGTCGACAGGCAGCGAGATATGTAATTCGCGCTCTTCCCTAAAGCATCGGCCAATCGGGCCTGCTTTCCGTCGAAGCGCTGCTTCATAAGTGCCCGCAAATTTTCGCGGCGAATATCTGAAATTTCCATCCGCAAATCATCCATTACTGTTACCAGCAGGTAAATTCCCCATGGGTATTGCTTTGCGATTACCTGCGGGTAATAATCCGAGGCATCTAAAAGGAGGCCCGACATGCGGACCAAAAATCCTCAACTTCTTGAGTGGTTGAAAACCGCCAGCGATGACGCAGTTGCCCTTACCGGCACTAGCCGTGCGTATTTGCGGTTGATTGCTTACGGCCACAAGACCGCGTCCGCTGAAATTGCGGCTCGTACTGAATCCGTGACCGGCGGCCGTGTAACACGGAAAGCGCTAAGGCCTGATGACTGGCAACAAATTTGGCCAGAGCTCGCGGCCGCCTAAGCAGCGCTTGCTTCGATGAGCATATTGTCGAGGGTTGACCAAGAAAATGGCAGTGCGCCTGATTGGCTGTTCATTCATACAGTGCCAAATCGAAGGCATAAAAAAACCGCCTGGCAGGGCGGTTCTTTCAACAACTGGTAAAACACAGTGGGGCCATTATGAACACGATCGTCGCTCCAAGCAATACGGTCACCATGTCGAGCCGGGAAATAGCCGAGCTCACAGGCAAGCAGCACAAGGACGTCATTCGTGACATCCGGGTAATGCGCAAGGCACTGGCGGAGGATGGCGCAGATCTGCGCCATCTCCGGGAGGCCAAGGACGGGCGGGGTTACACCGCTGAATTCCACCTTGACCGCGTGCTGACAGAAACCCTGCTGACCGGCTACAGCATTCCGCTACGTCATCGTGTCGTGACGCGTTTGAGCGAACTAGAAGACGTGTCGCGACACTCTGTCACGATTCCTCAATCCCTTCCCGAAGCCCTCCGACTTGCTGCCGATCTGGCAGACAAGAACGGCGAGCTGCAGCGCGTCATCACCGAACAAGCGCCAAAGGTCGCTGCAATCAAGCGGCTTGCAGCTGCAGGTGGGGCTATCTGCATCACGGATGCAGCCAAACAGCTTGGTCTTGCTCCGGCGCGCCTCTTCGCCTGGCTTGAGCAGAACCGCTGGATCTTTCGTCGCCGCGGCTGCAAGCGCTGGGTTGCCTATCAGCCTCGCATTACGTCCGGACACATGACGCACAAAGTCACAGCCCTGAAGCCCGACCCGGAAACCGGAATCGAGCGGGCTGCCTTCGACCCTATGGTCACCCCGAAAGGCCTTACCCGCCTTGCTGAAATTTTGCAGGAGGCCGCGTAATGGCCGGCGACTGGATCAAATTTGAACTCACCACTCTGGATAAACCTGAAGTCTGCCAAATCGCCGACTTGGCCGACATTGACCCTGATGCGGTGGTCGGGAAGCTGATGCGTGTGTGGGGGTGGTTCGACCAACAAACCGAAAACGGTAACGCTCCGAGCGTTAGCAAAAAGTTACTCGACCGTCTCGTCGGCGTTACCGGGTTCTGCGAGCACATGAAATCTGTTGCCTGGATGATTGAGCTCGACGGCGTGATCAGCCTTCCGCATTTCGAGCGGCACAACGGCAAGACTGCTAAAAACAGGCTTCTCACGGCAAAGCGCGTGGCGAACCACAAGGCGAGCAATGGAAAAGGTAACGCTCCAAGCGTTAGCAATGCGTTACCTAAAGAAGATGTAGAGAAGAATAAAGAACCTCTCTCTGCGCGTGAGCCCGTTGATCCTCGCATGCCCAGCGAAATGACCCTCGACTGGGTTCCGGACCAGACGCTGCTGAAAACCTACGCCTTCCACCGCGGGCTGTCCCTTGACCTGTTCACCGAATCGGTTCGGGTCGCATTTACTGCTCATTACGAGCCTCAACACCAAGTGAACACCCAGGCTGAATGGGTGGGCATGTTGGTGAAGTGGGTCAACAACGACAAGGCCCGGAACGCTGGATCGAATGTGAAGCAGTTCAAGCCAAAGCAGGCGCCGGCTTCAGACTTCGATGATGACGACACCGACTGGCAGAACGGGGTGAAGTCATGAAGACCGTCTCTGTGATTGCTCAGGACCTATGGGCTAAGGCCCAAGCTGGTGAATTCATCGCTGCTGACGATAGTGGGCCAGTTGCAAGTGAAGCCAGCAGCACGCTGGTGACAGCCATCAACGAGTTGTTCAAGGAGCTGCGTTCGATCCGCTCGGCTTGGCGCCAGGCGTGGCCAGACAAGGAGACCTACCGGGAATCGAAGCAGCAGTGGTTTCAGGCGTTCCTCGAAGAAGGGATCTGCACCCAAGGGCAGATTGATTTCGGAATGGCCCAAGTGCGCAAGCAGCCCGGCGACTTCATTCCAAGCCCAGGTCAGTTCATCGAATGGTGTAAGCCAACCCCGGAAATGCTCGGTCTGCCTCCGCTTTCTGTCGCTCACCGGGAGGCATGCCGCAATGCGCATCCGAGCATGGCGGGGCAGGGACAGTGGTCGCATGACGCCGTGTGGCATACCGCGAAGGAATGCGGATTCGAAAGCCTGAACAAGCTAGACACGGCGCTGAGTCTTAAGCTTTTCGAGCGTAACTACGCGATCACCATCCGCCGACTTTTGACCGGGCTTCCGCTCCAGGCGATGCCCAAGGGATTGCCGGCTCGGGTCGCGGCCAAGGTCACGCCCGAGGTTGGGAACGATGCACTGGCACAGCTGCGCGCCAAGTTGGGAGGTGCCCGTGGCTGATCCGCGTCTCGCTCCCACAAACCCAGCGGATTACCGCTACGCCGTGCACTGCTGCGGGCACAAGCTGGACCTGACCGATAAGCCAGACCGGGCCGTGGCGCTGTTTGAGCACCGCGCCGTAGCGCAACAGTTCGGCCGGATGCTGTGGCCGACCACGTTTGAAATCGTGGATTTGATCACCGGAGAAAAGGTATGAGGCTTTCCACGCCAAAGACCTTCAAGCCGAAAACCGCTCGGGCCAAACCCATAGACCGCGAGGGATTGGAGCAGGCCGCGCTGCTGAAAGAGGTCACGCTGCGGTATCCAGCGGCCGCGAAGCTGATTTACCACGTCCCCAACGGTGGACACCGGCACAAGCTGGTGGCGTTCAAGCTGAAAGAGCAGGGCGTGAAGGCTGGCGTTCCTGACCTGGTGCTACCGATGGCCCGCGGTGGGTACTTCGGCTTGTACATCGAGTTCAAAGCCATGCCGCCGTTCGACGCGGCGGTCTCTGCCAGCCAGGACGCCTACATCCAGGCGCTGACCGAGCAGGGTTATCTCGCCATCGTCTGCCGCGGGCACATCGACGCCCTCGAAGCGATTCGCGCGTATTTACTCCAACCACAAACGAGGGCCGCCGCATGATCACCGTGGCCGTGAAAATTTCCGATGCCGAGATCACTCGGCAAGCCGCGAATGCTGACGTCTACAGCCTTCGCGACCCTGGCAATCCGGGGCTCTATCTGCGCTTTTCCAAAGACCGTGCCCGGGGTTCCTGGTACCTGCTGGCCAAGCGTCAGTGGTACAAAATCGGTTCGTACCCAGGGCTTAGCGCCAAGCAGATGATTGGAGCACTGCCTGATATCCGACTGCGGATCGCGAGCCACGGCGCGGCAGTGGTATCCGAGTGGAGCACGGTCGGTGAGGTGTTGGCGTGGTTCGCCGAGCGCATGGCCAAGGACCGAAACCTTTCGGACAAACGCAAGAAGACGGCAGCGTCGGCCATCAAATGCCATTTGATACCGCGCCTCGGGGACGTGCCGCTGGCCGACCTGGATCGCCAGACCCTGGATAGGTTGCTGATGTGGCCGCTCCAGGAGGTGCTGAAGATCGACACCGTCCGCCTGGTGTTCCAGTTGCTGGCGCTGGCTTTTCGCAAAGCGATGGTCCTGCGCCTGATCGACGTGAACCCTATGCAGGGCATCAAGTTCAGCGATTTCTCCAAGGCGAAGGTGCGCGTAAAGCCGTCGAGGCTTCGTGTTTCTCACCTTGATGAGTTGATTGACAGCCTGAGCCGGGAGTACGAGGCGCGCCCCGAGGAGGCTTTGCTGGCCGTGCTGATGCTGTGCCACGGGAGCCGCGTTGGGGAATCCCGACTGACTGAATGGCCGCACCTGAGCTTGGCCGAGCGCACCTGGTTCATCCCACCGGAAAACACCAAGACCCGGGTCGAGCATTTCCTGCCACTGACCGACCAGGTCTGCGCGCTGCTGGCCAGGCACAGGGCGAACCAGCAGGCCGCCGGCTACACGGGGCGCTACCTGTTCCCGGGACGCAATGGCAAGCCACTGAGCGAGAGTCAGGCCAGTGCAATGTTTCGTCGCATGGGCAAGGGAGAGTGGACCAGCCACGACCTGCGCAAGCTGGCTCGCACCGCCTGGGCGGATATCGGCGTGGACCACCTGATTGGCGAACTGCTGATCAACCACGCCATGGGTCACAACGTGAAGGTGTACATCCAATCGGACGTCATGGCCCGCAAGCGCGCAGCCCTGGAACTGTGGCACGCCAATCTAGACAGCAAGGGTTTTGCCCTGATTCACGGCTACACAGGTGCTACATCTGCTGAATCCGATAAAACGCTCAAAGCCGCACAGCATAAGGGTTGCGAGGCTATCCACGAATCAACCGTAGGCGAGGTTTAAAAATGGCATTCGTGACCGTCAAGTTCACCGCCCCTGGTGGTTATCAGTTCACCGAGCAGCGCGGAAAAGAGCCAGCGCTTGATGAGGTAGTGATGATCGGCGCTGATCCGTTTGTGGTGCGTGCGGTGATGGTTCCCGATTACTGGACCGCCTACGGGGAGGTTAACCAGCACCGGGTCGCTCACGTCGTGCTGGCTTGTAAGTCACTGGAGGCTGCATGAAGAAGTCCCATGGCCCAGCATTCCGCGCCGCCATGCTTGACCTGGCCAAGTGCCCGGCATGCCGTGGCAAGGCGGTGATCAAGGGTGTCTTCCATGAACTGGCCTGCGAGCAGTGCAACGCTTCGGGCTGGGTCACAGCCGAGACCGGCGAGGCGCTGCCGCTGGAGGTGCTGGTGACGCAGCTGAGCATTCGTTTGCAGGCTGCTGAGTATCAAATCGCACAGTTCAATTGCTTCAAGCCTGCCGGTGCTGAAGCGCAATACAAAGAAAACAACCGCCGCGGCGCCGGCGGCACCAACTACACAGGGGACTGAGCCATGGCTATGTACAAAGACGTGATGGGCACCCTGGTACGGGTGCTGGCAGCGGACAACATCGACAACAGTACCAAGCAGTCCTGGCAAAAGCTGATCGACGCCGACATGCGACAGGGCGGTACAGGCAGCACGCTGTCAGTGCGGGACAAGTTCGATTATGACTGCTGCCTGTATGCGCTACTGCACCGCCAGCTTGAGCCAGCGCAGTGGGATGTGCTGGTGGCCAAGTACTCGACTCACAAGGCCAACAAAGTGAGCGCCATAGGTCGCCTGGTGGCTCGCATGGTTTCCCCGGCACCCCAACTGTTCATCTACAAGGCGCTCACTGCCTGGGCAATCCCGAAACTGAGGGGCGTCCAGACAGGCAAGCGCTCAACGGACATGATCGTGTTGCCGGCCGAGTTCTACGACATGAACACATGGGATCTGGCGGGCTCCCCGGAGCGTACGCGCCGCAACTGGCGGGGCGGAATCCACAAGCGTTTGGAAAAGCTCGAAGAGCAGGCTGTGATCCATGCGACCGAGATATTCGACCGTGAGCAAATCTTTGTTGATGCTGCTTGACCTGTTGGCCGACTGGCCGTAAATTAACCCCATCATGTCGATCTTGCGTGTCGTGATACTTCAGCGAGCGCAACGACACACATAAAGCCCCGCCACTGAGCGGGGCTTTTTCGTTTTCGGCTCCTGCACACCCAACGTTCCAAACTGGGGGTGAGCCAGGAGCTGGATCTATTCGCTCCCCGAAAGGGAGGAAGCTGAGATGCCGAACATGCCAGACAAACCAGACACCTGGGCGATAGCGCTTGCGTGGTTGAGCCAGCATTCGCCAATCCTCTACGCCGCCTCGTTGTCCTGTGCAATGGCTGTCCTGCGGATCACCTATGGTGGCGGCACCCGCCGCCAGATGATCGTGGAAGGCGCGATCTGCGGCGGACTCGCCCTGACGATCATCAGTGGGCTTGAGTTCTTCTCGCTCCCACAGAGCATGGCTACCTTCGTTGGTGGCTGGGTTGGCTTTCTGGGTGTCGAGAAGATTCGTTCCATTGCCGACCGGGTCACAGACTTTAAGCTGCCAAGCCGCAAGCCAGAGTAATGGCCTGCAGTGGATGCGCCGCCCGGCGCGAATGGATCATTAAGATGAAGAGGCTTGCATATGAGCGAGCAGCTCAACTCCTTGGAAAGCCTGCTGAGCCAGGTACTGACCGAGCAGGCAAAGCAGACCGCACTACTGCAACGGATGGCCGACCAACAGTTGATGTTGATCCAGGCAATGGCTGATGAGCCGGAAGATCCTGATGCGCTGCCTCTGACATACATGGATGGCAGCCCATGCCTCTAAGGCCAAAGAAGCCGTGCAACGCCCAGGGTTGCAACACGCTCACGCGCAACCCTCGATACTGCGACGAGCACGCTCACCTACTGAAGAGTGCGGCCCGTGCCAGGCCACGCGAGAGCAGCACCAAGCGCCACTACAACTACAAGTGGCAGCAGGCCAGGGCTGGCTGGCTGGCGAAGCACCCACTGTGCCGGCACTGCACCGAGCGAGGCCTGGTGGTTGTGGCAACCGATGTGGACCACATCATTCCGCACCGGAACGACATGGTGCTGTTCTGGGATAAGACCAACTGGCAGAGCCTGTGCGGGCCATGTCACTCGGCCAAGACGGCGGCTGAAGACGGTGGATTCGGCAATGCGCGGCGTTGAAAGCAGAAAACCACCGAAAAAACAGTGAAATCCGTCCAAATGAGAAGGATTCGCGCTCAGGGGGTGGGGGCGGGTCAAAAGTCCAGGCCCTTTGGCTTCTAGACCGCGCCCTCAGCCTTTCTTTCACGACCGCGAAATTAAAAAATCAGGAGTTGCGCGATGGGGGGCACCGCCACGGTCGCCGGCCGTGGTCGCAAACCCAAGCCGACGGCCCAGAAGAAACTCGCTGGGAACCCCGGTAAGAGGGCCTTGAACGAGGCCGAACCGCAGTTTTCAACGGTCACAAATATTGATCCGCCGGACTGGCTGAGCCCTCGGGCCGCGACCATGTGGCGGATGCTGATACCTGAATTATTGCGCGAGCATGTTGTTGCGCTCACTGATTTGCACAACGTCGAAGCGTTCTGCACCGCCTATGACAAGTGG